AGTATCTCCATCTGTATTAGTTGGTTATGTTTTTTGGGATGATATTGACAATAGATGGGAATTTTGGCAATATTTTAACGTAAATACAGGACCTACAGGAGATTATTATTCATATTTAATAAATAATTCAGATTACCCTGTTAGTACTATTACCGAAAATTGGGCGTCAAACCCGTCACTTACATATTCAATAAACGAGTCCACTTTAGGTGAGTGTCAAATATAATAAAAAAATATGAATATTTGTGTATTAACTGAAATAATAGATAATAAAGAACAAAAGATAGAATCTTATTTATTTAATTTATCTGAGAATATTAATGGTAAATATAGTTGGAATAGTTCTGAAGGATATAAAATATTTTGGTATACAGGAGAAACAAATCAATGGATTTTAAGTGGTATACCAAATACTTTTATTTTTAGTTATACAACAAATGAGATACCTACAAGTGGATGGCAAATTTTAGGATCAAGACCACCAAAACAAATTTTAAATATTAGAGCAACAACAGGTAATTGTGAAAATGAAATTTTTGTTGATTATAATGTAAATATTAAAAATAGTTCATGTAAATGTAATGGTGAAATAATCATAAACACATTTAGTGGAGCAAAACCATTTGAATATTTTATTAATAATAAAAAACAAAATGGAAACATAATACAAAATTTGTGTGAGGGTAACTACATAGTCAAAGTCACAGATTCAAATGACAAATCAACTATTAAAAATGTAACAATACCTAAAACTAATAGTACTGAATATTTTATAAGTTTAAATTATAATAAAAATACGGGCGAATTTACACTTAATTGTTATCCTGAATTAACAGGTAACATAAAACTTAAATTTGATTTAATTTATCAAAATGTTCTAAATTATTCACCACAACAAAATTCTGTTATACAAACAAGTAATGAACAATTATTATTAAATAATAAAAGTGTTGGAGAATATAATTCTTACAAAGAAAACACACAAGTAGTAAATCTACAAAGGCCTTGTATTGGTACTAACTATAAAATAGTTAAAATTAAAGAATGGAATAATATAATTATTGAAAGTGGTGATATTTTTAATGGTTTTATTTATAGTACTTTATCCCCAAATATTGATGTTAAAACCTTGTGTTATAATAGTAATCAAGAATTAACATTAAATTTAAAAAACTTAGAACTAATTAATTGTAATTGTTGTAACACAACTAAAGTGGTTAATAACAAATAAAAAGAGTTATTTAATATTTATTATTTAAATGGCATATATTATAAAAAATACATCGGGTTTAGTTAACACAAGAGTAACTGACACTGGAAGAAAAAAATTATCACAAGGTAATTTTAATATTTCTTATTTTCAGATAGGAGATAGTGAAATATCTTATGATAAATTACCAACAAATTATAATTATACTAATTCTTTTGTGTTAGAACCACCATTCAATACACAAAATTCAGCCGGAGCTCCTGAATCGAATAGACAAAGTATAAAATACCCATATTATGTTGATGGATCTAGCGGATCTACATATGGTATACCTTATATGGATTCCTCAGTTGAATCTGTCTATAACAGAGCACCACTAAGAGGATTTTTTACCGGCAACACAACAGCATCAACAATATCTTGGAGTGCGTTAACAAATGATCAATATGTTGTTAGCGCAAATTATGTTATAGATATGTCAACTTTAATTGGGACAAACAAAGTTGAAATAATCTATACTGGATGTAATTATACTAATATAAATAAACCATCAATTGGTGATATAATTACAATTTATTATGACGGTAAAGGGGAATATGATTGTAATTGTATTAATTTACCAACACCTACACCATCGGTAACACCAACAATAACACCATCAACCACACCCCCTATATCAGAAACTTGTATTATAATGACAGAGTTGGATGAGTTTTTAATAACAGAATATGGTGACTTTTTAGTTTGGAGTGATTGTGATGGAAGTCCTGTAACTCCATCTGTTAGTCAAACGCCTACAACAACACAAACTCCTACTCCTAGTGTAACAAAAAATTATAATCCTTGTGAAACGCCTACACCAACACCAACACCAACAAAAACACCATGTTTAACACCAACACCAAGTAGACTTTGCCCACCCCCACCCCCACCAAATTGTGTTGTGTCAATGAATTCTTGTTATCAAATATTAACATATAGAATTGTCAACGTATGTGAAAATATATTAACATTAGATAGAAATACTCCGGATTTTTGTGGTTTAGTCACAAATAACTGTTACGCAAGAACATTAATATATCCACCAAATATGACATCAATATATGATAGCTTGACACCAAGCCCTCATTGGGGTGAACAAGTAATTGATTTTGAATCTATTTGTGATACAGATCAATTTGATGTTAAGATATGGAATATGAATATTCCTTGGACAGAAAATCCAGCAGGATTAGTTCCTACAAAATATGAAGGATATGAGTATTTTGGATCTGTTGATTATATAGGGTCAAAAGAATATTTTGGTTATAACTCAAGATCAGGACAAACTTTTTTTGTTAATAACACCTTAAGCGCAAAAACAACAGATACTTTTTATTATAATTCACTTGGTGAAATAGTTGAAGTTGAACCTGAAGAACAAAAGGCTATTGCAATTATACATTATACGAATCAAACAATAGATTTCTTTTATGGTGAAAAATTTGCTTTAGAACCCTATGACCCAAGTAATCCTGATGATACCACAGGACAAGCAAGAAACTTTAAAGTACATATACCTTGGATAATGTGGCATAAAAATCCTGATTGTTGTTTTGGTCAAACATTTTGGGTTGATCCTCCTGGATTTGACGATAAAGAACTATTTAAAGTAAGATACATACAAACAACTAAAAATGATGATATGAACAATCCTGGTATTAGGTATTATCATTTGTGGGATACTAATGTTAATAAAAACGGATTACCAAACAGAGTTGGAAAAGTTTTCCCTGATAGTAAATTAATTATTATTGATGATGAAGAAATTATTGCGGCAATGTCTTACAAATCAAATAGAAATTGGACTTTACCTGCACCACAATTATCATTAATAACACCAAATACATGTGGACAGGCATCATTAACCGCAGATGGGGTTTTAACAGGTAATGGAGAAACAATGTATGTAACATATCGATTTACAAATAAAAATTGTGGAACAAATTCATTACACTCAAATTATTATGTTAAATTGGTTGGAAATAATAACGATTGTACTCCTAATGTTTCTCAAAACGTTGCGGTTAGATTCGGAAGAGAATTTAATTGTTTAGAATATATTACACCACCATCAACAACTACTACAACAACTTTTTATCCTGTTACAACAACAGGAACAACATATTCACCTATAATTACCTCAACGACTACAATATGTCCTACATCTTGTGATATTACTAAAGGGTATTATGTTGAAACATTCCAAATAATATGTCAAAAAGTACCAACAGGACAAAGACCAAATCCTGCTAATTGGAAAATAATCGACTACACAAATGATTTAGGTGGTATTGTAACACAAGACACTCTAACTAATAATACTTTTGTTATAACTAAAGATTTATATGAAAATGCTAAACCATATAATTTAGGAAATTATATAAACTTAACTAAACTTGGTAATAATGAACCAGATTTAAATTTTGGAGATGAGTACTATTTTTACGGATCTTTTGAAAGTGATATTATGGCCACAATATATGAAATGAAATATAAAATAAATCTTAATTTCACAGAATTTCAAAATACCACAAACCCAACTTGGACACCAGGAACAAAATCATATGTAACTGAGATTGCATTATTAGATCAAGATAAAGATATAATGGTTATATCTAAACTACAATCACCTGTTTTAAGACAAGGAATACAACAGTATTTGGTTAAAATAGATTTTTAAACTTTAATTTTTTTTAGTTTAAATTATTTTTTAATAAAAATATTTATGGCAAAAATTAAGAATTCCCCAAAAGTTTTGGGTTTAGACATCTCAACCAAAACTATAGGATGGGCTTTGTTTGACATACAATCACAAGAACTATTAGAATTAACTCACGTTTCACCAAGACCTAAAATTAAAGAGGATGAAAAACTAAAAGAGTTATTACTTAAATGTGAGATTTTTAGAGAAAAACTTTTAGAATATAAAAATTTAGGTATTGTAAGTGTAGTAATAGAAGAACCATTATTAAATTCCAATAATGTATACACAATACAAACTTTATTAAGATTTAATAGTTTTATTTTTAAAGAAATTTACGAGACTCTAAACGTAGTTCCAGAATTTATATCCACATACAATTCAAGGAAATTTGCTTTTCCTGACCTTATTAAAGAAAATGAAAAAGGAAAACATGTTTTATTTGGGGGATTACCAAAAGATATAGACAAAAAAATGATAATTTGGGAAAAAGTGGCCAAAAGAGAACCACAAATAAAGTGGCAATATACAAGAAATAACACTCTTAAAAAAGAAAATTTTGATCAGACAGATGCTTATACTTGTGTATTAGGATTTATGAGATCAAAAGAAATTTGGAAATAGTATTGTTTAAAATACCGATAATTTAGAATATCGTCTTTTTAGACGATATTTTTTTTTTTAATGTTAACCAACACACAAATCAAATACAGAACCCGCAGGGTCACTAATTCCTGGACCAGAAATTGTTAATGTTGTATAAGGGTTAGGTGTTGAAATTATAAATACCCCTGAACCGTTATTACCTAAAGGTGATTCTTGAGGACATTCTGTTGATATTATAGTATTATTAATAATTTCAGCACAACAATATTCACAGCTATTAATTATAGGATTTCCTTGATTTGTTGTAAATGTAAATGTCTCATATGATGTTGGGTTTTGATAAGAGTAATTAGTAATTCTTATCCTCACATTATTTACAGGAGAATTAAATGTTAATGTATATGTGAATGGATTTGCAACAAATGGGACTCCATAACCTAATATCAAATATCCTGTTTGAACTAAAGGACCATCAACACACCAACCTGTAAAATCACCATATAAACCCAATTCAGTTGCGCCACTACCACTGGCAGTCGCTGTTACACCATTAAATATTATAGATTCACCAAATTGAGGTAAATTAATAACAGAATCACAATTAAAACAAGGTGGTGTTGATGATGGTGTGGGTGTTGGAGTTAATGTTGGTGTAGGTGTTGGAGTCTTAGAAGGACTTGGAATACATTCTAAACATTTACCTTCATTTTCAGGACCTAATTCAGTTATTAATTCTATTTTATCAACACCACTAATATTATCAACAAGTCCTAAGAAAGTTGCACATATAGATTCGTTATTTATTATTGTTTTATAAACGTAACCCTCAATAGGAATATCGCCATTTATTAATAATAAATCAGTAGTAAAGTACTCAATGCCGGTAAAACAATCTCTAAATTTTTTACTATTTGAGCACCTAATATAATCATCAATAACATTAAAAGTGACCAAACCTGAAACTAAACAATTATTAGTTGGTGTTGGTGTTGGACTAGGTGTTTTACTTGGGGTTAAAGTTGGTGTTGGTGTAAATGTTATTCCTGTTGCAACAAAATTTAAACTATTACAAACATTTGATGGTGTGGGTGTAACAGTAGGTGTTGGGGTTGGTGTTTTAGTGGGTGTAACAGTAGGTGTTGGGGTTATATCACAATTAAAATATGCTTCAAAATCAATTAATTCACAATAAGGATATGTTGTAGTTGTTGTTAGTGGACAATATCCTTCAGAAAAAAAAGAATCACATAGATCAGGACATATACTACTACAAGGAGTTTTACCAAACAAATCACAAGGACCATCTAACACATTAGACACACACCAACATGTATCTCCCGTAGAATAATATATAACATAAGATCCAGATTCTCCTGTATAATAGGCATAATCATTGTGTATTCCGGCATATAAATAGTTATCGTCATATGTAATTGTATTAGATATACAGTACTCAATAATTTCACAAGGACATGTTATTATTGATATGATACCTACAGTTGCTTTGTACCTATATATATAAACCCCATCTGAATAATACCCCCCTATGGTTTCTGAAGAACACAAAGCGTCTGTATATAATAACTCACCTATAGTTAGGCCGTTACCATAAAGTGAAGTTGTAAGTCTCTCATTACAAAGATTAGTATTAACAAAATCAAAAGAAAAAACTCCTAAAAATCCACAAGGCATTTTATAATGTAATAGTGTTAGTTTTTATACAATCATTATTGTCAACAATTTTTACAACAAATTCAGTAAAAGATGAATAAACGTAAGGAACCTCAAAAGTATATGGTATTGATGTAAATGTATTAACATATATACACGTAGATAATGAAGTATCACAAACCCAAACATCATATGGAGACGATCCGGTTAAATTTGTTATAGTAACTGTTGTTGGCATATTTTATTATATAATAAATATAGAAAATCAAAAAAACTTGTGAAGTTGATAAACTTATTTATTTAAACTATATTATACAAGATGGAAGAACAAGAAGCAATAGTTGAGTTATTAGAAGAAATTTTAGGTGATCATGGACTACACTATTCCAATAGAGGACAAATTTCCTTTAATTGTCCTGTTTGTGATGAAGGTAGAAATAAACATAATTTAGAGATAAATTACATTAATAATGTATATAAATGTTGGGCTTGTGGTGATAGTGAAGGAACACATGGTTCTTTAGGGAAATTATTTGATAAATTTGGTAGTAAAAAACAAAAAAAACTTTTTAACATTTTAAGGCCAGATGATACAGAAAAAATAGTTAAAAAGAAAAAACCAAAAGTAGTATTACCTGATAGTTTTACTTTATTCAAAGACTCACACCCTGTATATCCAGTTAGAAAACAAGCATATAATTATCTTAAAAGTCGTGGTATTACTGATGAAATAATTGAAAGATTTAAAATAGGATTTTGTGATAAAGGAAGTCATATGGGTAGAATTATAATCCCATCATATAATAAAAAAGGAGAACTTAATTATTATGTTGGAAGAAGTTGGGACCCACATAGTAGGGCAAAGTATCGTAATCCAGAAGCCGAGAAAGACCAAATTATATTTTGGGAAAATTTGATTGATTGGAATAAAGACATTTATCTTGTAGAAGGGGCATTTGACGGTATGTTCTTAGATAACCCTGTAGTTATGCTTGGTAAACATATGTCAGAACTTCTTTTTGAAACAATCTACAATAATGCAAAAGGAAATGTTATAATTTGTTTAGATGGTGACGCTTGGGAAAATGCGGTAAGATTATATCACGAACTAAACGGAGGTGAATTGTGGGGTAAAGTAAAGATTGTAAAACTACCAAATGATAGAGATGTTTGCGATTTGAAAGGACAAATAAACGAATATTATTATGAAATAAGAGATTAATGGATTTATATAAAGTAGCACAAGAAATAAGAGATATCTTATCCAAAAGACAAAAAGAATTTGAATTAACTTTTGAAGAAGATAGTCACAAATACACAATGATGGATTTGGACGGAGAATTAAAAAGTAATTTTCCATCAGTTTCTAAAGTTATGAAACTTTTTTATGATGAATTTCCATCTGAAAAAAAGGCATATGAAATGTCAGGTGGAGATCCTGACGAAACAGAAAGATTATTAGCGGAATGGGCGGAAAAAGGAACAAGATCTACAAACATGGGATCAAGGGTTCATTATTTCTTAGAAGAACACACATTAAATGAATTCAATGTTAAAAAACAGGTAAGACAACCAATATTTGAATGTGACGCAGAACAAATTGTTATTAGTGATAAAATGATTGTTGCTGGTAAAAACTATGTTGATCTATTAAAACAGAGGGGATGTGTTTTAATAGATACAGAAATAGTTTTAGGACACCCTGAACTTGGTTATACTGGACAACCAGACAAAGTTTGGTTAGTAGTTGGTACAAGTGGAGAAGTTGGAATATTAATTACCGATTGGAAAACAAATCAGGAAAAAAACTTTATTGTACAAAAGTACATTAAACCAATGAGGTCACCTTTTGAATATTTACCAAACAATGCTTTAGGACATTACAAAATACAACTTCCATTATATGGTAAATTAATTCTTAAAATGCTTGAAGGAACAAAATACGAAAATATAAAATTATTAGGGTGTATTATTGTAAGATTAACAGAAGATCGTGAGTATGTTGAATATAGGGTTGATAAATTAACTATTAACACTATACTTGATATGAATATTAAACCAATGTTAAATAAATTAAAAAAATAATATAAAATGGATGATATACTTAAACCAAGAATTGATTTAAAACAACAAGAAACAGTTAAATGTGAAAAATGTGAATCTAAGTTCTTTAAAGAAGTAACTATGATTAAAAAAGTACCTAAGTTATTAACAGGAAGCCCTGAAGATACTTTGGTACCATTCCCAACATACATGTGTAATGAATGTGGACACGTCAATAAAGATTTTGAACTTTTTATTGATTAAAATGGAAATAGGAAAAATGACAATAAGTGAAGTTTATCCTCACCTAAAAACAATTGCAAATGCTTATGGTTTAAAACTTAATAGAGTAAAAGATTTTAAATTTGCAAGATTAATTTTAGTAAACCTTTATAATCGAGAATTGGTATGACATATAAAGAATTTTATATTTGGTTGGAAGGTTATTTACATGGTAAACTTGAAAACAAAAACATAGATATTGGGCCTATAGTTGAAAAAATGCAAGAAGTTAAAGACGTTGACCCATTTTTTCCTCACCCGAAAACTTTAATCAACCCGATACAAATACCAACACCACATAACCCATTTAAAGAAGATGGGTATGATGATTTAGGATCTCCACCAAAAATTGTTATGTAATTTTATTTTTTTTTAATTTATAATATATTTATTAATAAATTATAAATTATGAAAAATATACTATCAAGTTTAACTGATTCTGAAAAAAGAAGAATCACCGAAATGCATAAAAATGCCACTAAAAGGAATTATTTAAAAGAGGCACAAGATGATGTAAAAATGTGTAAATCTATGCCAAAAAAACCAACACCAAAATGTAGTGAATTAGGAATATATGATAATTTTAGTCAATCAGCTTTGGCTGGTGGAGAGCCTGTAGTTTATACTGAGGATAATAATGTATTATTTGCAATTCCATTTAAAAAAGAATATGAGGTGGCTGGTTATGGGTGTTTAGAAGGGTGTATAGTACCTATGGAAACAAAATTACAAATAGTAAAATAGTTTAACTATATAATGAAAAATATTTTAATTTCTGAGTCTGAAAAAAAACACATCTTAAATTTACATAATAAAGTTAAAATTTTATTATCAGAAAGTGTTTCGGTCGGAGACAGGGCTCCAGAATTAAAATTAATAGACTTTCAAAAAGGAAGAGATATTTTACTAACCAATTACTTTGGTAAACCTATTATACTTATGTATTACTTATATTCATGTAGCTCTTGTATCTCAAGAATGAAACAGATTGTAAATAATAATACAAACAAATATACAACAATACTTGCAACTTATTTAGATTACAGTAAAGACGCTTATCATGATATAAAAAGTCAAAAAGAAATGTGTGAAAAAAAATCAAATTTAGTACCAGGATCAATAAATGGTTATGATTTATCTAAATCTAAAATTGAAATGTATAAAAATGCGGATGGAACACATTTAGGTTCTGGAAATCATTACGGAGGAACACCACCAAAAACTGTTTTAATAAATTCTGAAGGTAATATAACTTATGTTGAGGTTGGTACAGACGAAGAATCTTTTAAAAATGCTTTAAATGAATTAAAATAAAAAATAAAAAAAATAAAAAAAATGAAAAGATTGGTAAGATTAGGAGAAAGAGACCTATCAAGAATAGTTAGAAAAGTTATAATGGAACAATCATGTTCGGCAGAAGATCAAAAACCATCTGCAGGTAGACCACAATGTTCTGAGGCTGGTGTAACAAGTGGTAAAATAATTTCACTTGGGGAACTTATGTTTTTACATTATAGAGACGAAGCTAATTGTCCTAAATTGTGTTCGGTAAATCAAGAAACACAAGTAACATTATCTTAATTTTGTGAGTTTTAATGTTAAAATAAATAGGGTCAAACAATTAATGGGTTTAATTGTAGAATCTTTATCTGAAGAAGAAAGGGTTATTTATTATAACAAATGTGAAGGCGGTATAGGAAAAATAGACCCAAATAGTTTTATATTTAACGGAAAACAAATTGATGATGAAACTAAAGAAGAAAGAGATGTGATACTTTTTTTAAAAGAACCTGATTTAGAGTATAATGATGGAGATAGTAAAAGTATACCGACATGTTTAGGTGAAGACAGACCATTAACAGGAAGATGTTTTAATATTTACCCTTGTGAAGAAAATAAAGAATGTGCAACATATGAAGTTGATTGCAAAACTAAAAAAAATCTTTGGTAATTTAAAATAAAATTATTACATTTGTATTCATATATTATTATCATGAATACATTATTTTTTTATTTATTTTTATTTTTTTCATCAACACTTTTATCACAAACATTAACATTAAAAACAACAAAGTTAGAAATATGTGATGGTTATGATAATGTTCTTTTTGTGAATGATACTTGTGATATAGTTTTATATATAAAAAATGACACACTTTCATTAGAAAATTCAAAAACAAATCATAAAAGTTTTTATATATTTTCAGAAATAATAGAAAGTGGTAATGGGTTTATTTCTTGGAAATGTAAAGAAGCCGAAGAAAAAGGTGTGATTTTATTTTATTTACAGGAAAAACAAAACAATAACTATATATTTTATATATTTTTTTTAAATCAAACATATAGGTACTATTGTGAAAAAATATAAATTATTAACCCACCCATAAGGTGGGTTTTTTGTTGATTGACATTTTAATCAAATCTGACTATATTTAGTCTATGATAAAAAAACTTGTACATTTCTCAGACTTACATATAAGGTTATTTAAAGATCACGACCTTTATAGGTTAATAATGGAAGATGCAATTAATCAATGGAAAGAAATTGAACCAGATCGTATTGTATTTACAGGAGACCTTGTTCATTCTAAAAACCAAATGACACCTGAGCTCATTGAAATGGTAAGTTGGATTTTAAAAGAATGTTCTTATATTACAAAAACAATAATTATTCCTGGTAATCACGATTTCCTTGTGAATAACACAGATAGGTTAGACGCTTTATCTCCGATTATCGATTCATTAAATAACAAAAATATTGTCTATTACAAGGACCGTGGTGTTTATGAAGATGAAAATGTTAGTTGGTGTGTGTACTCTCAATACCAAGGTAATATTCCACCAGACTTGAACGTTGCAACCGGGATTAAAGTCGGTTTATTTCACGGACCAATCCAAGGAATGAAAACAGATTTAGGTTTTGATTTTGGTGAAGAGGCATATGATGTTGAAAAATTCAATGGGTTAGATATTGTATTATGTGGTGATATTCACAAAAGACAGGAGTTTAAATTTAAAACTGGTAAAGGATATATGATTGGTTCACCAATCCAACAGAACATTGGAGAAAGTATCAGAAACCACGGTTTCGGAACTTACGATTTCGGTACCAAAGAATACACATATACTGATCTTTATAACCCAAGACCATTTCTTAAATTTTCAATAAATTCATTTGAAGATATCGAAAATGGAATTGAAAAATTACATAATTATTAAATGGAAATACCTAAAGAATTAAAAGATAAAATTTGGAACTACTGTAGAATTAATGATATTACAGATTTAAATGCTTTTATTATAAAAACATTAAAAAAAGGTTTTGATATTGAAGTTTATGGATTATTAGGAAAAACACTTAATGAAGATGAAAAAGACTTAAAAGTCGGTGTTGTTGAAGAAAAACAATTAATAAAGGAGGTAATTGTTGAAAAACGGGTGGAAGTACCGGTTGAGGTTATAAAGGAAGTTATTATTGAAAAAGAAATAATAAAAGAAGTTCCTGTTGAAAAGATAGTTACTGTTTATGATAAAAGTGGTGAAAAGGAACTTGGTGAAAAAGTTGCCAAGTTAGAACAAGAAATGTCTAATAAGGATAAAGAATTAGATGAACTTAGACAAAAATTAGATATTAATTTAGACAAAACAAATGAAAAAATGTTACAAGAAACTCTACAAAAGTTACGTAAAGAAATAATAGAAAAGAATAAAAAAATAGAAGAATTAGAAAAAATAAACCAAAGATCTGGAAATGATACTATAAATGCCATATTCATGAAAGGATCAAACTTAAAAGATATATTATGACACAACTATTAATTTGGGCAATGGTTGCCTACGGAATGACAAACATTTTGGTCTACGGATCAATATTTAACGGATTAAGACAGTCAATACACAATTGGGGTAATAGTGACTATATGGCCTTTAATGGTCTTGGTAAATTCCTATCAGGTCTCATTTCTTGTGTGTTATGTACCTCAACATGGGTAGGTTTCTTTTTATCGCTGGCATATTTTTCACCAAACTCCGATTTGATTGGACTTAATAAAATTTTATCCGTATTCTTTGACGGGATGTTGTCCGCTGGTTTTGTATGGGCAATTAATTCTGTAATAGAATGGTTTGAGGAAAATAGACCACAAAAAATTGAAACTTATGTTGAAAAAGAAACAGAAATTTTAAACGATTAAAAAAAAATAAAAAATGGGAAAAAAGGCAAAAGAACACAGAAAGAAAGTTGAAAAAAGAAACAGATTGGTTTCTCAAAAAAAATCCGCTATGCAAAAAGCATTCGACTTGTTAATGAAACAACAAATTGAAAGACTTAAAGATAATGATGGGGTTGATGTTAGTTTATCAGGTCAACCATTATCTTTTAGTGTTGTTGATACTAATGAAGAATTAAATAGAAATAAAGAAATTAACATTGATGTTGAGACCACAAACAAATTTTCCGAATTAAATATAGAAGAAAATAAGGAAGAAGAAGAATAATAAATGGATCTATTTAATCCACCAAAACTATACAATTACGACATTATGATAAAAGAATTGGATTTTTCAAATTTTGAAAACCCAACTATTCAGGTTGTTTGGGAAGATGTACAAGAAAACTTTACTCAAGATAAAATAAAAAGCATTAAACACTATTTCCAAAAAAAATATAATACGACTAATGTTAATGTTCTAACTAAGGTTAAAACTAATAATGAAGAAACAATGCAAACTGTTGACGTATCCGTTAACATTACAGATTCAAATTATCAGTTAGATTTATTAAAAAAATTTTTAGAGGTTAAAGGATATGATAAAAATTTAGATAAAATATTAGAATTAAATAGATCTGTTGAAAATAAAATGGAGGAGGGTGATGTTGATGTAACACAGTTTAAAAAATGGTACATTAAAAGTATAGAATTTTCTAATTTCTTATCATATGGTGAAAATCAAAAAATAAATTTTGATGATCTTAATGGTTTGATTGTTGTTGAATCAGACCCACCAAATTTTGGAGGTAAAACAGTACTATCCGTAGACCTACTAATGTTTTTATTTTTTAATGAGACAACAAAGACAACAAAGGCAGAGGAAATATTTAATCGATTTACCGATAAAGACTCGGTAGTTGTCAAGGGTGAAATTACAATTGATGGTGAAGATTATATAATTCTAAGGAAGATAGAAAGAAAAAAATCAAAAAAAGGAGAGTGGAATGTTAAAACAGAACTGGACTTTTTTAAAAAATTATATGATGGTAGTTTACAAAATTTTACAGGGGAACAAAGAAGAGAAACGGAAGCATTCATTAAAAACTCAATAGGAACAAAAGAAGATTTTTTAATGACAATATTAACAACTGCAACAAATCTTGAAGAACTTTTAGAATCCAAACCAACAGCAAGAGGACAAGTTTTGTCAAGATTTATGGGGTTGGAATTTCTTAAAAGAAAAGAAGAAGTTGCAAAAGAAATTTATTCTGAATTTAATAAATCAAAAATATCTAACCTATATAGTTCTGAACAATTAAAAACTGATATTGATAACTATGTTATTAAAATAAAAGAGGATCAAAATAAGATTAAAGAATGTGAGATAGAACTTAAAGATATTGAGGAAAATATAAATAAAGGTAAACAATATCGTGATGACATGTTAAATAAAAAACATAACGATATTGATAAAGAAATTTTATTTATGAATCCTGAAGAGTCAAAAAATGAAATAGAAAAATTAAATAACGAAAAATTAAATATAAATAATAAATTAAATGAATTAAAAGTTATTGAACCATCTGAATTTTATTACGAAGATAAACATGATGATGTTAAAGAAGAATATAACAAAGTGTTTAAGGAGAAGATTGAGTTGGACACTAAAATAAAAGAAATTGAAAAGTTACAATCTTCGGTTAAAGGAGGAATTAAGTGTGAACACTGTGGTATTGAATTAATGAACGCGGCAATTACACAAAAAAAAATATCTGAACTTGATGGTTATATTATACATAAACAGGAGAAAGAGGGTTTAATGCAGGTTTTAACTGACAAAGAACAAAGTTATGTAAATCTTAAAAAGGAATTTGATGAGTATGAAAAAAATAAACTCATCAAAGAAAAATATGAGTTAAGTATCGAAAGTTGTGATCTAAAAATAGAAGGTATAAAGAATAAAATACAAAGGTGGGAAGAAGTCCAAGATAAAATTAAGTCAAATAAAAAAATTGATGAAATGTTAATAAAGGCCGACCTAAGATTAGAAGAACTTGAAAGAGTTAAAAAGAACAAAGAAAACGAAATATCCTCAACAGAGTATAGTATAAAAACTAATGGTGAAAAGATAGAACATAATAAAAATTTAATTTTAAAAATTAAAGAAGAAGAAGAAAAAGACGTAGTCTATAAAGTATATTTAGAAGCCTATGGTAAAAATGGAGTATCCAAGACAATAATGAGAACTATGATGCCATTAATAAATTCAGAATTACAAAGATTAATGGAAGATAGTTCTTATTTTAAACTGGAAGTTAGAATAAATGATAAAAGTGAAGTTGAGTTTATTATGGTTGATAATAGTACGGGTATTGAAAAACTAATGGTTTCAGGGTCTGGATATGAAAAAACAATAGCCTCATTAGCCTTAAGATCCGTACTAAGTAAAATTTGCTCATTACCAAAGCCTAATATTGTGGTATTTGATGAGGTATTTGGAAAAATATCTAACGATAATTTAGAAATGGTTTCTGAGTTTTTCATTAAAATTAAAACTTATTTTGATAAAATATTTTTAATTTCCCACAATCCATTGGTTAATCAATGGGCGGATTCTACAGTAAAAATAACAAAACAAAATAACGTATCAAAATTATTAAATTAAATTGAGTTTATTAAAAAAAAACAAGTATCTTTGTTTTATAAAATATAATAAATGAAATATATATTGTTTGTATATCGTTGTGACGATAAAAAAAATGAGACAGAATTTGTTAGTGGTATTGCTCATGAAATCAGTCCTATTGTTAAATCTGATGAAATAAAATTTATTTTCGGGGAGACAAATGCAGTTTTTCACTTTGAAACTGAAATGTCTTTTCCCGAACTTAATATTTATATGGATTTAGTTAGTAAGGACTTTGAAAATTTTACATACTTTCTTATACCAAAAGGTAAAAATTTTGCAAGTAACATGGACGAAACAAATTTGAATCACCTTATGGAACTTTATCCAGATAAGAAAAAAAGAAAACCAAAAAAAGGTATATTCGAATTACCAAAGATAAATCTCAATGAGGAGGAGTTTATTAAAAATTACCTTACATCATTTGACATTAAAGAAAAAAATGAAGATACTTGTACGTTAACTGTTGATGAAATTTTGGATAAAATTTTGGATAAAGGAATTAAATCATTAACAGATGCGGAAAAAAATAAACTTGACGAGCATTCTAAAAATATATAATATGAAAGATAAAAATGTTGGAGCACCAATAAATCAAGAAGAAATTCATCATTACCTTAAAGACATTAGGAAGATTAAAGTAATGACACCTGATAGGGAAAAAGAACTTGCTAAACTAATGAAATCTGATAGTTTAACATTAAAACAAAGACAACAGATTGAAGAAGAGTTACTTAAAGGTAACTTAAGATTTGTTATCACAGTAGCAAAACAATATCAAAATCAAGGTATGGATCTTTCAGACCTTATTGCTGAAGGTAATTTTGGTCTAATGAAAGCAATTAAAAATTTTGATTGGAATAAAGATTTAAGATTTATTTCTTATGCGGTATGGTGGGTTAAACAATCCATTATTCAATCCCTTAACGACAACGCAAGAACTATAAGATTACCTGTAAATGTTGTACAAGATTTACATAAAGCAAAAAAAGAGGTAGAACAAAACGGTAAAAAACTTGACGACAGATTCTCAACTCTACCATCTATTATAGATTTAGATATGACTATTAATGAGGATGGAGACACTTTAATAGATATGATATCTAATCCTGATGCTGACTTACCTGATTCAGTATTTAATACAAAAGATATTCTTAAAGATAAGTTAATGTCACTTTTAAATGTTTTAGATGATCGTGAAAAAATAATAATTGGGGATTACTTTGGTCTAACAGGAACACCAAGGACATTAGAAGATATTGGGACAGACTTTGGTCTAACAAAAGAAAGGGTTAGGCAAATTAAAGAAAAAGCATTACGTAGATTAAGAAATGATAGTTCAGAATTATTTGATTACTTATAAAAAATAAAATTATGGGAAGTGTTATAGATTATATTGAATGTCCAAACTGTAGAAAAGAGGCTTTTAGTGACTACTATTATAAGACAGGTGAAGAATATGTGGGGTGTAATAATTGTGGATATCATAGATCGGCTTTTTATAAAAGAGATGAAAATGGCAAACTTGTTACTAAAGACGGAACTGATGATTATAAATTTGAAAATCTTATCATGGAATTTTCAGAACTTAAAAATCCTTTTGGTTCATATAAAATAAAGACTTACAACTCACCATCAACACAATGTGGATCTTTTGAAAACGAAGAACAATATTATGAATTTAAAAAAAACATTGAAGAGGACGTTGAAATAGAAGTTTGTTCAGTATCAAGGTTTATTGATGGTGAAATTAAATTTGAAGTTTTAATTGATAATGGACCTGAAGTAGATTCTTCCGGATTTATGGTTGAGGATAGATAAACTGGGTTGAACCGAGATTACCCATACAACTCGGCGTGATGGGACACGAGGATCCCTGGGTGAAACTCCTCAATTTTATCTATATGGTAAAATGAAACTACGCAACCTCCATCGGTACCGGTGGGGGTTTTTATTTATCTTTAATATTTATTAATTATAATATTTTAATATGAAAGAGAAATTTTTACCTTGGTTTTTATTATTTTGTGCATTAGGGTTATCAGGAACCGCAGCTTATTATAGTGTTGTTGGATTATCTATTGTTTTTGTTGGGGTTGCCATTCCTGTTATTATAATGGGATCATTCCTTGAAATATCAAAAATAGCAATAGCCACTTATTTACATGACAAATGGAAAGAAACTTATGGGGTTTTAAAAATGTACCTCACAATTGCCCTTATAACTTTATCGTTGATAACATCATTAGGAATATACGGTTTATTAAGTACAGGTTTCCAAGGAAATATTGCAAAACTTGAAATAAGTGAAAAACAAATAAAAAATGTTGAAGTTAAGAAAAAAAGATTTGAAGAAATAAAAACAGAATTAACAAAAGAAAAAACAACACTTGATGGGGACATTACAAAATTAAGAGATGGATTATCAACAAATACTACAACGCAGACAGTAGATCAGAGAACAGGACAATTAATTACAAGAGCAAATAATGCAAATAGAAAATCTTTTGAAGGTCAATTAAAAGAGGCCCAAATAAGAAGAGATACAATCTCAAAAAGAATTGATGGATATAATGACAGTATTACAAAACTTGATGTTCAGATTCTTGATATGCAATCACAAGATATTAATAGTAGTGAACTTGGGGCTATTAAATATGTTAGTGAATTACTTGATTGGGATATTAAAAGAACTGCAAATCTTTTTATTTTAATTTTGATTTTTGTTTTTGATCCACTGGCAATTACTTTAGTAATAGCAACAAACCAAGCGTTTAAAGGAAAAAGAAAAAAAGATACAATAAATCTTACCCCACAAGTTACCCCACAAGATACCGACCAAGTACCGACCAAGTACCGACCAAGTACCGACCAAGTACTTGATGATGAACTATTTAACAGTGAAGATATATTTGAGTTACAAAAAAATAAAGAAATTATTTCTGATAACAAAAAAAGATTGGTATATAAGAAAGAGTGATGGAGATAATTAAATATGGAAATTTTAAAAATGAAAATATTTCTGATATAAAAAAACAGATAATATTAATACACTCAAGTAGGAATTCTGAGGAATATTTAACCGCGTTAAAATATAGACACAATGGGTCTTATAGTAAGATTCCTAATTATTTTATAGATAGAGAAGGTAAGGTCATTAAATTATTAGAAGACAAAAACTACTCAAAATTTTTTTATAAAAATGAAATAAATAAAAAGGCAATTTTTATTTGTTTAGAGAATTTAGGTTGGTTAGAAAAACAACCACTTAAAAATGGATACATTAACTGGATTGGCAATATTTATAATAGTAATGTCTTCCAAAGAAGATGGAGAGATTATTATTATTGGCAACCATACACTGAAGAACAATTAAAATCAACTTCAGAATTGTGTTTGAAAATATGTTATAATAATTCCATAAAAGTAGAAACTTTTGGGCATAACACAAAAATAAATGGTATTGAAAATTTTGAAGGTATTGTTACTAAAAGTAATTATTTAAGTGAAATTACTGATTTAAGTCCGGCTTTTAATTTTGAATTATTTAGTAAATTATTAAAAAATGAATAGACAAGAAGAAATAAAAAAACTTTTATCGGCCTCAAGAAATCTTTTAAATCGAGAATCAATAAATGAGTCAACAGAAATATTAAATAAATATTATGGACTATTAAGTGAAGAAATTAAAGACTATGAAACCGCAGATATTGAAGAAAAAGGAATTGATCAAAGTGAGGAAACCCCAGAAGATAGAAAATTTGAAAAGAAAAAAACTTATAGAATATCTGGAGGACTAATGAGTATTAACGGAAAAGATAAAAATGAATTGCAATTAACCACAGACGACAAAACAGCGTTTCAAGAAACAATGGATGATTTCACAAACGAAGTTTCTGAGTTAGTTGATTTTAACACCCTTAATTTATATCCAAATAACGTAGAATGGTCAGGTAAAATACAAGATTTAGACATTGAATTTTTCTTTTCAATTGGAGAAACAAATGGTGTTTATATAAATGGGGACATGATAAATATAAATGATGAATTTGTTAATTTCATAACTAAGTTAAGGACTTATTATGAAAAATTCAAAACAAAATGGTCAAAAGTTATTGCTAATAGAAAAAAAACACCGAGAGAAAAATGAAAAAATTTTTAATTAAAAATTATAAAGACATTTTATTGGTTTTAATGGTAATTATTTTAACAATAATTTTAATTAAAACATTTAAACCTGTTGAAGATAGATCCGAATTGTTAAAATATAAATTGGACCAATTAGATGTTAATATTAACAATATGAAAAAATTACAGATACAACTAAACGATTCAATATCTAATTATAAAAAAGATATTGAAAAAATTGATGAAAATATACTTAAAATAAAAAGTGAAAAAACAACAATAAACAATTATTATGAGCAAAAGAAAGAAGAAATAGTTGGAATGACAAAAAAAGAAGTCGATAGCTCATTTAAACAAAGATATAAATATTAACATGAAAAAACTTATTTTAATAACATTTTTACTATTATCTAATTTTATTTTTTCACAAAATAAAATTAAAAAAGAAGATACAACCACAATTTGTTTTCCTGTTAATGTTGGTAAACAAATATTAAGCGATTTAACTGATTTAGATAATCTAAAAAAACAATCTATTTTAGATAAAAAAGAAATACAAGAACTTGAAAGTAAAATAATAAAAGAAGAAGGTATTGTGAAATTTTTAGAAGAAAAAGATAAGAACAATAATGTTATTATTAAAGATACTGAAGAAAAAGTTAAATTGTTAGATAATGAAAATAAAGAATTAAGAAAAGACATAAAAAAGATCAAGTTTAAAAATACGGTTATAGAAATTGTTTCAGGGTCACTATTGACAGCATTAACATATATTTTAGTTTTTAAATAAAAAAATGGAAGATTGGAAAGGGGCAATATCAAAAAGTTTTTCTGAGGTTATAGCTAACGCAAGAGGTTATGAAGGTGGAGATCAATTAGATCCTTCAGATGCCATACAATCAAAAAATGAACTATTGTCTAATATACAAACAGAGGAAGACAATAATGATGAAAATTTAGATAAAAAAACCCCTAAAGATTTTTTAAGAAAAGGGGTTACAATGAAAGATATACATAACATTGTAAAAACATCAAAATCTGCAAATTTTAAAAAAAAAGAAATACAAAAATTATTAAAAGATGGTGAAAAAGTTTTAAATTTTTTAATTTGTGTTAAAGAAGATCTACCTAAAGTAAAAAAAGAAACTAAAGAAGTAACCGCAACTGGAGGTAGTTCAGGTTCTTATGAAACTTTATTTTCAGGTGAAGAACCAAATATAAAAAAAGTTGAAGCTACCGAGGCAACATCATCAGCATCATCAGGTTCTTATGAAACAACAGGTGCTTGGGCTAAATCTTTAAGCAAAAAGGATTGGAGGGGAAGATCTAAAACACAGATACCTGGCGGAAAATTCGTACAGGTTAAAAAAAAATGTAAACGTTTCCCATATTGTAATCAAGGCGATATCAAAGCTCTTAATATTTTTGAAAATCAAACGTTAAATACCGTTATTGAAAAAATAAGTAATAGATATCAAATTCATAAAGATATAATTAAAGATATAATATCTAAAGAAATGAATAAAGTTGATTAAACATATATTTATAATAAAAAAAGAAATGAGAAATTACAAAAGAATATTATCTGAAAAATATAATACAACAAAATTTAATAGACCTGGAAAATCGTTTGATTACGTCGAAAATGAAATGGAAGAAGGTAACGCATTTACGGATGCTCTTAGAAGAACCAAAAAAGGTGAAAAATTTAAATTGGGTAATAAAGAATATACTGATAGATCTTCTTTAGAAGAGGATGACACAATTTACGAGTTGGAAGTAAATGAAAGTGATATTTGTGAATGTGGAGGTATGAAACTGGAAGGAGAATGCACAGAATGTGGTATGAAAGAATCCAATCTTTTAGAATTTGATGATGAAGAATATTTAAGAGGGGTTGATGACAGTTGGAGACCAAATTTTGATGATATGGATATGGATATAAGTAATCCTGATGAGTTACCAACGTTTAAATCTGACGGAACTTATTTAGGAATGAAACATTCGCCAAATATGGACATGGAGTTTGACGATGAATATCCTGATATGAAAATCCCTGATGATAAAGATGATTTTAAGTTTAATGCACCATCACCTGATTACGATTATAGGGAAGATAAATATGATGATTTTAAGTTTAATGCACCATCACCTGATTACGATTATAGGGAAGATGAAGATGATTTTAAATCAATGAGAGGTAGATTCTTTGATAAAGAAGATGAGGAAGATGAGTGGGGTGGTAAGTCAAAAATGTATGAATACGAGATTTTTAATGAGAAATTAGGAAGATCTTTTAGATTAACAGAAGAACAAGTTGTTAATCTAATTGAAAATTTAGCCGAGGAAAAATTGAAACCAACTAAAAAAACAAGAGGTTATTCTGAATATGAAAAATCTTTCAATAAATCAGGAAAAAATAATACAGACTACTATAAAGAAGTTGGTAAAAAAATGAAAGACTATATGAAAGATGGATCAAAAGAATTTTTTAATATGGAACCTGATCATTTTCCTATGGGTAATGGAGAATTAAAGAAAATGGATAAAATGACTTACATACCTTCAGACAGTGTTGCTGAATATGTTGAAAATTTTACCGCCGCCGCTCTTGAGAATATAGACTACGATGAAATTGGACCAAATGAGGAATGGGTAGAATCTAATATAGTAGGGTCATCAAAAACAGGTAACAACCCTAAATGGGCAAATGCTGTTGAGACCCCAACAAACAAAAAAAGAAACGAAATAAGAGAAAAAAATATGTTGGCTCAAGTAAAAAGAAAGGCATATAATAAATCACCACAACCAATAGTAAAAGATAGACCTGGTGGTAATGATGCGTCTGATTTATTGGATAAATTGGAAAAAAAATCTAAAAAATCTAAAAATGTTAATGAGGATTTAGAAAGAATCGGTCAACTTATTTCCTACGATAGAAAAACACAATAATTTACATAAAAATATATTAACTTATAATTATCCATAGATGAACTCTATGGATAATTTTTTTAATTACATATCAAAACCAATCAGTAAAGATGATATTGATACTTGGTTTAAAATTAATAATATTTTACCGGAAAAACTTGAGTTATATTATGATTTTTCTTTTTCACTTTATAATTTAATTAAAGGTACTTTTTTAGGTGAAAATGAAAATTTTGAAACAAATATAAATATGACAGAAGAAGATGTTATAAATCATTTTAAGTGGTGTTGGAATAAAACAATTGAAAATTTTAAAAAAGAAAGTATCATTTTTACAAATGATGGAGATCATTATAAATATTTTTTATCTTTTTTTACTGATATATTTTATAATCAAAATGATAAAAAAATTAAAGATTCTATTGGTGATTTTTTTGATGATATTTTTAATATAGAAAAAACTTTTACTCAGTCTGATTTAGATATAATGTTAAACATATATAAATCATTGGACAATAATTTATCTGTTTAATATTTACTAAGAATTTAATATTAATATTTTTAAACTAAATAAACGTATAATAATAAAAAATGGAAACACTTGAAAAAATTAAAGTTTTAACTGAACAGCTTAGTTTAGATACAACAAAATTTTATGGAGGAAACAAAAGTGCTGGAACAAGAGCTAGAAAATCTGCACAAGAGTTAAAGGCTTTGTTACAACAATTAAGAGGTGAAATTTTAGATAGTAAAAAGGCGTAGTATGACTAGCATTTATACAATATATCTTTTTGTATTTATATTTTCGATATTATCAATATCTAGAATTTTTTTTAAGTTTATTATTTCCCTACTACATTCAGACCCAAAACCAATAGTTTTAAGTGGTAGGGAAATATTTTTATATGGTTTATCTTTAACTTATTTAATAACATTTTTAATACAGACAAACAGATGAGCATGTTCCAAGAATTTAGCATACTATTCCCTTATATACAATCGGTTAGGAAATTAAAAAATTATTTATCTTTTGATATAGAATTTCCTGACACATGGAAATTACCTAAAAAATTTGTAGATGAAAAGAGTGTTTTAGAAAATAAAACGTCAACACCAAACACAAGATTATTCTCATTTGTAAGCGAATTTAATGAACAATCTATAGATAATCAGATAACTAATATAAAAAATATAATTTCTTATAATAAAGAAAGAGAAGAAAAAGAAAGACTATTCCAACAAAAAATAGATGAATTAAAACATATTTTTGAAAAACAAAAGTTAAATGATCTACAAGGTTTAAAATTTGAAATAAAATCACCAAAAATTGAGTTAGAAGATGATGAAGAAGAAAAGCAAATTGGAGGCTGAAATTGATTGGCTAAAAAATGAAATGGAAAAGGATTTGAAAGATTTAGATTTTGAAAAAACAAATTTTATTAATCAAATAAAAAAACTTAAAAAAGAAGAAATATTACCAAAAAAACCTAATAAACTTACTTTATGGCAGAAAATAAAAAAAATATTGAAGGTATCTTAGAAAAATTAAACTTAATAACAGATGCCGCTCAAGAATTATTTCCTGAAAGTAAACAAATATTAATATATGAATTAAAAGAAGAAGATTTTAAAGAAGTTCAGAATAATTTTAGAGAAATTGATAAAAATAAAATGAGATTTAAAATTGATATCTCAGGTAAAGAAATAATTTTTATTAACAATGAAATTTACAATATTGAAGAAGAAAAAATTATTGAAGAAGAAAAAATTATTGAAGAAAAAGTAAATTTTTGGAAAAAATTATTCTTTAGAAAAAGTGGTAAATCTTCGGTAAAGAAATGATTTATTAATTCCTTTTTTTTCTAATAAATCATATAAATATTTTTTTTGTTCTTTAGAAGTATCCTTTACTAAGATACAGTCCAATCTACCTTCAGTTTTTAAAAAAGATTCAAGAACATCAATAAATCTTGAACATTCATCAATAGACTTTAAAGAAATTAAATTTAATTGATCGTCATTTTGAATAGCAATTTTATTATTTAATTTAGACAATAATTTTATTCCTGTCTTAGGAAGGTAAATTTTTAAAAACATATTAAAAGATATTTTATTTTTAGTTTGTACGTCATATACATATTCCTCTTGATTAAAGTCTACAATTTTTAGTAATCTATAGTCAGGATCATCTAACCCTACTTTTATTTGTCTACCCAAGGAATCTTTAACAAAATATAAATCAAAATTTGTTGATCCAGACTCTAAAAAACCAATTTCATAATTAGAAGATTTACCATTTTCAAACCTAACACCAAATTTTATTTCATTACTTTTTTTAATTAGATTATTAAAATAAATTTTAGCTCTTTCTAGTGTTTTAAATTTATTTAAAATCTTTTTTCTTTTTTTATTTTTAAATAAAACTATTAGATATTTCATATTTTTTATCTTATATTACAAATAATACTAAAAATAAATAATAAATGAACGCTGAAAATTATTACTCTATTTTAGGTGTTGAGGAAACCGCAACACAAGAAGATATAAAAAAAGCATATAGAAAATTAGCCAAAGAGAATCATCCTGATAAGGGTGGTGATGAGGAACTATTTAAAAAAATATCAGTTGCTTATGATACTATAGGTGATGAACAAAAAAGAAATGAATATGATATACAAAGAAAAAACCCTTTTGGTAGTTCTAAATTTAATGAATTTGGAGACATGTTTAATATGTTCACAAGACAATTCAGACAACAAAGAAAACCATCAAGAGTTATTAACTTTTCTGTAGATATATTAAAAAGTTATAATAATGAAAAAGTTATATTAAATTACAAAAGAAAAGAAAAATGTGATCCTTGTAATGGTACTGGTGGAGATAAAAAAGTTTGTAATACATGTAAAGGAGAAGGGGTACTTTGGAAACAGATGGGTAGTGGAATGTTTGTACAAATGGTACAAATGGCATGTGATGAATGTAATGGGCTTGGGTCAACACTAACTAATGCTTGTTACTCTTGTCACGGAAAAGGCACAAAAGAAGAAGTTAAATCTGTTGAGGTTAAAATTCCACATGGAATAGACGACGGTCAAATGTTAAGACTTGGAGATATGGGTGACTATGTTGATGGTATTTATGGTGACATATTAGTAAAAATAATTTTAACTAATGAAAATGGATTTGAAAAAATAGGGGAACATTTAATTTATAATAAATTCTTTAAATTAGAAGATTTTAAAAAGGATAGTTTTGTGGTACCACACCCTGACGGAGATATCTCAATTAATTTCCCAAAACATATTGATACGTCTAAACCTTTAAGAGTTAAAGGTAAGGGATTTAAATACCCAAATGTGATCGGAGACTTATTAATAAGACCATATTTAAAATACGATAGAGATTAAAACCAAGATATAATGTCTTGTACTAATCTAATCGCACCATAAATTGCTAAAGAAAATAATATACCTCCAGATATAACTAAAAACATTTGTAAATTTTCCTGACCCTTGTTACATTTACCACATCCGGTAACTTTTGTTGCTTCTTTCTTTTCCATAAAATAATTATAATATTACAGTCCTTAAATGAAAATACTTTTCTAACATAACTTTTCTTGCTTGAACAACATCTTTCCCATAAAGTTTTAAATAAGTCCCATTATCGGAAAATGTACTTGAGACTATTAAAAATGTATTATCCTCATCTCTTGCAAGTATGAATTCAATATAGTCAAATACTTCTTCATCTTCATTATCTTCTCTTTTAAATACAAATTTTATTTTTTTCTCAGTTGGGTCTTTAGAAAATTCGTATAAAATTTTTTTATATTTATCACGTATTAGACGAGAAAGCATAGTATTAGGTACACCAACTCTTGTATGAATATTACTACCTGAATCTATTGCATTTAATATTATATCTTTTATTTCCTCATAACTTAAATTACTTTTCCTGTCTAATGTTTGATGAGTTGTTGCAATAAATTTTGGACCTTCTGGTGCGGTAAAAAGCTTGTGGTGTTTACCACGATTTTCTAATATTATACTTTTAAGTACACTTAATACTTTCATTACTAATAAATAGTATAGAAATAAAAAAAGGGGGACAAAGTCCCCCATTTATGTTTTTCCTGTTAGGAAGGTAATTAACCTGTCTCTAATAACCGTAAGATGACATCACGACTTGCGTTTTTTAAATGGTGTACCAAGTCATCCATTTTGTTTAGTAGTTAACTACATCAACAATACAAAGATACTGTTTTTTTATTAATTACCAAATAAATTATAAAAAAATTTGGTGTTGATTAATATGATTAAGTTTATTATTTTTTATACATGTTAAGTTATATCGGAGGTAAAAGTAAGATTGGAAAGTGGATAGTCCCTTTTTATGATAAAAATATGGAAACTTACGTTGAAACGTTTGGAGGTATGTTTTGGTGTTTCTATAATATGGATCTAAAACTATACCCAAACCTTAATAAAGTGGTTTATAATGACTTTAATCCATTAAATTACAACTTATTCAAGTGTGTACAAAATCCATCTGAACTATTAAAGGCAATTAATTCTATTGATTGCCAAAAACAAGGTGTAGACGTAACACCTGAAATTTATAAAGAACAATTTGTAAGGTTTCAGGCTGAAGTTTTTAATCAAGGTTTCAGCGTAGAACCTGGCGATTATGAAGTTGCCGCTAAATATGTTTATATTCTTACACAAGTTTTTAGTGGATCAAAACCTGAGACATCTAATTTTATTGACCTTAAAGGTAAGTATAAGTCAAAGTATCTAACATTTAGAGATAAGTTATTAAAACCTGATTGGATTGACCACTTTTTAAAAATTACCGATGTTGAAAATATGGATTTTTCAGAAGTTATTAATAAGTACGATTCAACATCAACATATATATATTTGGACCCACCTTATTGGAAAACAGAAAATTACTATTCAAACCATGATTTTGATAGAAATGATCATGAGAGATTAGCAAATACCATAAAAAATATAAAAGGAAAGTTTTCACTTTCTTATTATGATTTTCCATTATTATCTGAATGGTTTCCTAAAGAAGATTATAGATGGGAGTCTAAACAATTTGCTAAGGCTGCTGCGGCTAAGAAAGGCGAAAAGCAAAATATGGGAGAAGAGATATTGATTATGAACTATTAAGATTTTTTTTTATATTTAGAATATTTATTAAATAAAAAATATCATGGAACTTGTAAAGTTATTATCAAATATAGTTAAAGAAAATACATCTAAAAATAAAAGAGTACTATTAGAATACCCTGAGTCTACAGTTAAAAAATTAGTAGACAAATTCCAAAAACAAACTCAAGATAGTGAAGAAGAAATAAGATCTATAATTTCTGATTTTGAAAGATTTAAATCGGCATTACCTGGAAATGAGAGAGATATATTTGGATATGACTATCAAAAATTAAAAGATACCGTAACATCTAAGTCCGAAAGTCAAAAAACTAAAAAAACATTTGATGATGTTTACAATGAGTTCATGAAGAAAAACGCTGGTGCTGATAAGAGGTTAACAAAACTTAATATTAAGAAATTTTTTGAAATGAAAGCCTTAGATCCAAAAAGATTTAAGAAAGATATACTTAACATGACTTCACTTGAGTTATCTGCGTTAATTAGAAAAGATTTTGAAAACTTCATGAAAGAAAAATTAGCTGAAAAGTTAATTAAAGACAATCCACAAGAGAATATTGAACAAATTATGAATAGGGTTGATAGATACGTTGCAAACTATCCTTTAGTTCCTATTAATACAAAACCGGCTGGAATGATGACTTTTGTAGAGTTTGAACATGTTGTTGACGTTCTACCTATGCAAGATGAGTATAAGATGCCTGAAGTTGACGTAAGTGATGTTAACGTTACTTATGAAGATGACGATATTTTAATTTTTGAACCAGATCAAAAACATAAGTGTATTAACATTAGAAAAAAATTCGCTCCTGACAGAAGATGGTGTACATCTTGGGAAGGTTCAGGAAACTATTATTATAATTATAGATTAAGACAAAACTTAACTTTATATTATGTTATTAATAAGAACTTAAAGGAAAGTGATGTTAATTTCGCTGTTGTTATTTTAGTTGATTATGATTGGAGAAATAATGTACAATTTAGACTTGCTGATGGAACCAACAGTGGAAGATTTGCGGGATCTACAGTAATGCCTTGGAGTGAAATCATACAAAAAATACCAAATCTTAAAGGTAAAGAAAAATATTTTGTACCTCATCCATTCCCTGTTGAACAACAAAGTATGATGATGGCTTTTGAAAGAAAAAATTTAACAACAAATGACCCAATTAAAGAGTTAGGATCAGAAGAAAATGTTGAGTTATGGTTAGAATTAAGAACACCAGATCTGTCATCACTAGCAAATGGGGCTCTAATATGGGCAAACTTTACACCATATTTAAGACATAAATACATTGGTATGGATGGTAAACTTACAGGTCCTATGTTAAAGGCATCAGATAAAGAAAGTAAGGACTATTATCTTTCTAAAAAGAGAAAATCATTATTATTAACAGATATAGACAAATTGAGTGAGGCCGATGTATCTTTAATTATGAGTGATGAAATGGCCCCTTACCATGAGGCTTTAATTAATGCGTACTCTAAACAACTTGCTAAAAAAGACTTAGATCTTTCTTATTTACCTATTACATTCCCTAGCGATGCAGCGGCCAAATTTGCTATGATGTTTGGTCTTGAAGTTTTATTTGAAATGTTACCTGAAGATACAAAATTCATAAATTTAGAAAATAAATCAGACAAAGTTGAACCGTTTCACGTACCTTCAAATATATCAAGATTTAAAGGTTTAAAAACTCTTGTTGCTGATAATATTATAAAAAGTTTACCTGAGTCTATAGGTGAATGTAAAATGTTAAGTTTTATTAATGTAACCGGTAATAAAGAACTTACAACATTACCAAGATCCATTGCAAATTTACACTGTCTAACATTCTTATCTGTTTTAGATTCAAGTATTGATGTTAAGAACTTACCAAAAGAATTATTTAAATACATGATGCCAACAGAAGATTTCTTTATTGTTAATTTCCCTAAAGAGTTAAGAGAAAAAAGAGGATGCCCAACTAGTTAATATGAAAAACGTAGATATAGAAGTTTATATAAGTAATCTTATAAATTTTTTTGAAAATAACCCTAATGATCTTTTGGTTTTAATAGGAACCTTACAAAAGGATGATTTCTATAAAAAATTAAAAGAAAGGTCAATCAAAAATTTTGAAAATGGCGAAGATTATATTTTAACAAAAAATCAAATTGTTGAAGTTGTATTGGAACTAAAATTACCGATATTAAAAGAAGAAAAGAAAAATCAGATAGATAAAATTATACAAAAAACAAAATTTGGTGATATAATCTTAAATTAAGTTTGTTGATTAAAAAAAAACAATTATATTTGTATTATAATTTTAAATCTACAAAAATGATCTACACACCAGAACTTATTAAGACACAAGCACCTTCAGTATTCGCCACTTCACCATCCCCAAAGATGACAAATAAATACACATTTGTACCAACAGATGAAGTATTGGGGTTTTTTGATCGTGAGGGTTGGCAAATTGCATCTGTCAAACAAACAGGTAAAGGTATTCATTCCCTACATGAAATTAGATTTCGTAATAGTGAACTTCCTAAAGTTGGAGATACTTTAGTTGAAGCTATAGTTAAAAACTCTCACAATGGTACATCCGCATTTTCGTTAAGTGCGGGACTTTTTAGACTTGTTTGTTCAAATGGACTAACAGTACCAACAGCAATTGCAGATAAGTTTACAATGAGACACAACCAATTTAAGTTAGATGATGTAAAAGAATTGGCAGACAACTTCTCAAAAAAATTACCTATGATTGAACAATCTGTAGGTAGGATGATGTCTCGTGAATTAACAACAGACGAAAAAATTCAATTTGTTAAAGAATCGGCAAAAATTAGATTTAATGCAGAAAAAACATTATCAGATATGGAGATTTTAGGACTTCTAACACCAAATAGATCTGAAGATGAAGGCGATGATATGTGGAGAGTTTTTAATACTGTACAAGAAAAATTTATAAGGGGTGGGGTACAAGTTTCTAACCAAAGAGGTAGAATGTCAAAAATGAGAAAGATTGATAATATACTTGCACAGAACACAATAAATACAAAACTTTGGGAACTAGCTGAAGTAATGATATAAAAATAAAGTGGTGACTTTTCACCACTTTATTTTATTTTTATAATATGACAAGAAAAGATTATTTTGAAAAAGAGGAAAGTTTTTTAAAACTAATATATGATAAAGAAGGGGTATTATTATCTAAAATAAAAATAGAAGGTACATTATTATTAACTCCTGAATTACTAATAGAAAAAAATTTTATTTTAGAGTATTGTGATATTTTTGCATATGAAAATGGATTATCATATGTTGATGCTATTTTTAGAAATAAATCCAATATTTTTATATATTTATCTAAAAGAGATTCTATTGAAAAGGGATATCAAACAATGATATACTTTAACCCACAAAATTTAGAAGAAGTTAAGTTCTTCATAAAAAGTTTATTAAAAATAAAATAAAATGGAAATTAGTAGTGTTGATCTAACATATAAGATAAAGTCTGGAAAAAAAGTTATTGTGGAATTTTGGGCGGAATGGTGCGGACCTTGTAGAATTATGAAACCAATTTTTGAAAAAGTGTCAATAGACAACTCCTCAGAAGTTGAAATGTATACAATGAATGTAGATTTAAATAGAGAATTTAGTGTTGATCATGGAATTAGAAGTATACCTACGGTAAAAATATTTAATGATGGAAAAGTAGTTGAAACAAAGGTGGGTATTTTAGGTGAACAAGAAATGAAAGTTATAATAAATAAATTACTATTAAATTAAAATGAATAAAAAAATAATTTCCATTATATTAATCTTTTTATTTTTTTCATGTAAAACATCAAAAAATAATTGTGATGCTTATGGAATTATTAATACTAAAGGTAAAGTTTACATTAAAAAAGATACAACTAAAATTCTAATAAATAAAACTATAAAATAATTAATTATGGATAAAATAGTTGTAATATATACTATGAAAAGTTGTCCTTATTGTCATGAGTTAAAAGAAATGTTAGACAAAGAAAATATAGAATATTTTGATAGAGATATTCATGATTATAAAGAAGAATATGATATTTTTGTTGAAATTACTGGTAATGAATATGTACCTTCTTTTATGACAGTTAAAGAACCTGACGCAAAAAAACCTGAAGTTTTTTTATATGCCCCTGAAAGAGATTTTAATGAACTTGAGGATGGTGTAAAAATAATAAAAGAATTTTTAGATAAATAAAAAAACCACCATTAAGGTGGTTTTTTTATTAAAATATAATTACGTGTTCTAACATGTCTTGAACCATGTAAGGTTTTTTGTTGTCCTGATCTAACACATCATTAATTAATTCGTATGAGTTTAATTTATTATTAAATTTATTTAAATCAAAATCAAACACATCTAAAACCAAAGATTTAATTTTATTATTATCTATTTTTGAATTTGATTTTATTTCTATGTTTAGATCTTCATCCGAACTAATAGAAGTTGTATAGAAAAATTCTAAGTCTGAAACACCAAGTAAATTATACATATGATTAAATACGTAGTTAGAATAATATAACATAGATCTTCCACACCCTAAACTATGGCCATATGGAAATTCAGAAGTTACGATCATATCTGTAAACGGTTCTGATTTCTCAGTGTAAAGATTTTTATGTATGTAAAACCAAATATTATCTATATCAGGGATTTCAGAACCATATGATATTATATCAATTATATTCATGTTTTTTATTTCCGCCCCATCAATATAATCCTTAAATTTATCAAAGAACTCTTCTTTAATAATTTGTAGATCAAGAATTTCTTTACTTGTACTTTTACCTGTAACAACAACAAAGTTATTACAGTCTGAAACTTGTATTATACTTTTTTCTAATTTATCTATTTTTGATAGAATAAAGTCAGAAAATAAATTTACTATAAATCTTTTTGAATTTTTGTTTAATAATCTCATAATCTATTTTTTTATAATGAATATGAGTTTTATTTGATAATATAAATAGTTAATAGACGTAATCTAAAAATGAGTTATTAAGGTATTGTTTAACTTTGTAAGAATCTGGATATTCGGGAGTACTAAAAGATAAAAAATCACCACAATGATCAAAATACCTTGTTAACATGTCTATGTAGTACCTCTCATCAAAAATACAATAACCGTAATTTTCAACACAACTAAAGTATTCATATAAATCATTTTTTAAATGTTTAATTTTACATAACATAAAATATTTCTTATTGTTGTCTTGTTCCCATTTAAAGTCTGTCGATATATACGAGGATAGTTCTCTTTTTATATCTTCAAATACCTCGTCGTTCCACGCTTCGTTATAAGCCATATTATGTAAACTTCTTAGATTACCTCGTAATTCGTCTAAGTATCCTGACTTTATTAATTCATTAAAAACTTTACGATCAGATAAAACATAATTTATATTATTATTGTTAATAACAACATTACCTTCATCATCTGAATTTTCAGAAAAAAAATTTCCACCAAACTCATCAGAATTTATTTTTTGATTTTTTAAATCTCTAAGTATTATTTCCTTTAATTCATTTAAATTTTTTTCATTTAGTTCTTCTACAATATCATCATAGTAATTATAAATTGTATCAGAAAATGCCTCGAACCAATCTTCTTCTAAAACTCTTTCTGCAATTTCTCTACTTGACATAGATCTATAACTACTATCATCAAAGAGATTACTTAATTCTATTAATTTTTCAATCTTAACAAAATATTCTTCACCAATTTTTTTTACATCAACAAGTAAATCTAAAAAATAATCAACACCAAATTCATTTAATAATGTAACACAAAGCTTGTTAATAAAAACATAATCATCAGATTCTCTATAAACATTATAAAGATCAATTTTATCTAATTTACCAACAGCCTTAACATAGGCAATAAATCTTTCTAAAGTTTTAAAAATTGGCTCAATCCTATCCCATTTACCTGTATTAAAAAATAATATTAGTTCATCATTTGTCATATATAATCATTAAACATCTCGTTTATATTTTTTTGTGTTCTTCTATAATCCGGATAATCAGGAGTTCTAAAATCAATACAATCCGCTTCGTCGTTATATATTAGTGATTTAAATAATTCTGTGTAACTACCAAAGTATTCTAAAAAAGAATCGGTATATACGGATCCAGAATTATCACCTAAAAATTTTCTAATATCACCCTCAAAATCTCTTATTTTAATAAATGTGTTATACCTTGTTTTATCCCCAACCCTATACGGGACCTCATTTATTTTACCAATAAAATATTCATCAAGACCACCATAAACCAAATCATAAATTTCTCCTTCATATGCGTTGTTTTCTGCATTCCAGTAAAGACTTTTTAACTCATTACCAAGTTCATCTAAATCTTTATCACAAAGTTCATTAATTGCAGAATTGTCATCTAACAGTGGTTTAATATCTTGAGATCTTATCGTAAAATAACCTTCAGTTCCTTGTTCTTCGGATAAAGAATGGAAAAAATCAGAATCGTAATCCTCTAAAGAAAGTTCAGTATTACCTATCTCTTTAAATATTTTATTACCTAAATAGTCTATATTTGAATCATCTAATTCATCTATTGTATCACTAACTTCTCTATCATAATCAAAATACCAATCACGGCCTAAACCTTCTTCACCTAATATTTGTTTTGCAACATCTTGGGCACTAATATCACGCCTGCTCCCTTTACAGAAAAATTCTGCAAGTTCTTCTCTGTTCCTCAATCTTAGATAAAATCCGTCATCTTTGTAAAAAACATCAGTTATTAACTCACCGGTAATAAAAGACATTGCGTCCTCATAATTTGTATCAAGGTAATATAATAGTAAATTATTTTTAATATATTCATCAATATTATGGTAAGTACTTGAAAAATTTTCAATGTTAATTAATCCGTTATCAATTAAAAATTGAAATAATTCAGGATCATTTTTAAATTCCTCGGCAGGAATGTAAGTGTAATCTATCTCGTCTAATTGATTATTTCTTACTAAAAAAGTTAAGAAATTACGAGTCGTTCTAAAAACTTTTAAAAGTTTTTTATAATCATCTCCATCAGAACTATGAAACCACTCTATAAAATTGTTTAATGTTGCCATATATCATAAATACAAAAAAGGTGGAAAAAAATTCCACCTTAATTTTTCTTTGGCCAAAGGAATTAATTACTTTTTATTGTAGTATTTTTCAACGATCTTCTTTACTGATTCTTGAACAGACTGATTTTTAACAGACGTAGTTTGTTGTCCTGCAGACTGTTGAGAAGGTGTAGAAGGTTGATTTCCTTTATTTTTGCAACCACATCCCATAACAAATTGTTTTTAAATAGGTTTATTTGATTATAAATATCACAATAATGTACTATTTGTAAATGTTTCATATTTATATTATATGAATAATAAATTAAGACTTACTGAAAATATAATAGTAAAAAAAATTCTTAAATTATTGAAAGAGGATGAAGTGGAGAAGGTATATATAACCCCAGAAGACTATATTCAATATCTAAGACAAGTTGGATTTATGGCTCATGCTATACCGTATTTGCCACAGTTTAGAGATAAAAAACTTGTAGTAAAAGGTGATTTAGATGTTAGTAAAATTGACGGTAAACAAAGAATATATAAATTAGGAAATATTGAAGTTACGGGTAATTTAAATGTATCAAATACCGGTATAAAAAGTCTTGATGATGTTATTGTTGGTGGATATAAAACCTTTTGGAGAACTCCATACGAACAAGTAGTGGAAAGAAGAAAACAAAAGGCAAAATATGACGAACAAAATGAAAAAAGAAAAGATAATGAGTGGGATCCTAATGATACCGATAGAGAAGGAGAAATGGCAAATGCGGCATTTGAATATGCCGTTAACAATGGTAATTTAGAAACTCTAACTGATGATGAAAAAGAAAGGATAAGAGAAATAGAAGAAGAAATACAATCACTTGAAGAACAACAAGAAAATTTAGACTCTGGTGATGAGAACTATAGTGAAAAATTTGATGAGATTACAGACAAACAATCAGAACTTGAAGAAGAAAGAGATGAATTATTATCAGATAGAGTTGATGTTTATGATTTATATCCTTCAGGTTCACACTATGAATTAAATGAATTCGAATCACTATCAACTAAACAAAGATATGCGGTAGGAACATATAGTGAGGCCGATAGTTCTTTAGAAACTTACTATGGTGAAATGGTTGATGACGCATCAAATTATTTTGACAATAATTATTTGTCCAATTACATAGATGAAGATAGGGTTAAAGAGTATTTTAGAGATTCTGTTGAAGAATGGGTTAGAGATGATCCTGATAGTTATGGGGTTGGAAAAGAATTAAGTAGAAGTCAAGAAGAGGAAATTTGGTTACTTGAAATGGAAAGATGGGTTTATGAGAACGAAGGAGTAAGGGCACCAATAAGGTACCCAACAAAAGAAAAAGATGGGACATTTGACTTTATGGATGCTGAAGATAATAACTTACAATACAGAAGAAACGGAAATAATTGGGTTTTGTATAAAGATGGAAAAGTTGTCCCACCTCATCAGTTATATGATGATGAAAACACTGAAGAACACGATGAAGAACGTGAAAGTAGAATTTCTGATATAGATTATGAAATAGAAGAAATAAAAGATAATCCTGATGGTGATCCTGATGAGGATGAAATAGAAAGAGCGGTTGAAAATTATTTGGATGACGAGATTGGTTATGATGCATCTAGATGGTTAACTAATATGGGTTATGAAATTTCTGATTGGATAGATACTGGTGAATTATTAGATGATTTAGTTAGAAATGGGGAGTACGGACAATTAAATAGTCATGATGGTGATTATGATACTATTAATATTAATGGTACTGATTATGTTGTAATGAGATTAGATTAATCTTTACTGACTAACAAATTATGGTTATTATTATGTCAAATGGCAAGAAAAAAGAAAATAGAATTTTTAATGGACACCGATTGGATGTTCGAAAAACCAATTGACAGGGAACACAAAGAATATAAGTTACTATCATATTTCCAAAAGATGGGAGAAAAACTTGATAAGATGGAACTTTATCCTGGATTTATTGAGTTATCATTACACTTAGCAAATGTCCAAACACTTATTAAAGATAAGAAAATTATCTATACCAATAAAAAGTTAGATTCAGTTGATGACGAGTTATTGGTAAAAGATCTTAAATTAAAAGATATTCCAGAAATTAATAATGAAGAACTAAATGAATTCTTACAGATACTAACATACAGTGCTCCAAGAATGTTAGAATATTTCAACATAGCTAAATCAGTTTGGACAATAGTTTACGAAAATGTTGACATGAAACCAAACAAAAGAGCTAAAGAAGAATTTTCTAATACAGGATATTTTTATTACAACGATACAAAAGAAAATAAAATATATGTTTGGGAATATAATATAAAACCGGCAGCTAAAGGGTCTCCAGAAAGCAAAACAAAAGTTAATTTAATATACTCAGACCTGAAAAATTTGACTATTACCAAAATAATCAATAATTTTTCAATGTGGAATTCTGAAAATAAAAAGTTACCAGTTTTTGAAATGATTAGCAAAGGAGATTTCCCCATACATGAAACTTTATTACCTATCTTTAAAAGAAAACTGATTTCTTATATTAATCAGAAAAAAACTTTAGAAAATCTTAAAAAAGTAAAAGAAATTATTTAAATGGAACAAGTAAATCATCCTAACCATTATGGTGGTGAAGATAACCCATATGAAGCAATCAAGGTTATTGATGCTTGGGACCTTGGGTTTAGTTTAGGGAACACCGTAAAGTATATATCAAGAGCAGGTAAAAAAAATAAAGACAAAGAACTTGAGGACCTTAAAAAGGCTCTTTGGTATTTACAACATCATATTGAAACATTAGAAAAATAATGAAATATTTTTATTTTCTATTAATTTTATTTCTAACATCTTGTATTGAAATAATAGATGATTTAAAAATTAATTCTAACGGATCAGGAACTTTTAAATATACTTTAAATCTTAGCTCAAGTAAAATAAAAGTAAAATCTTTATTGGCTTTAGATAGTTTATATGGAGAAAGAATACCAAAAGAAAATGAAATAAAACAAAAAATAATTGAATTTAAAACTTGTTTAAAAAAACAAGAAGGAATTACTAATGTTGTTGTTACAGAAGATTACGAAAATTATATATTCAAAATACAAATTGATTTTTTAAATGTAGAAAACTTAGAAAAAGGTTTAAAAAATTGTTTTATTCAAAAAGGAGACACCCAAGAAGATTGGGTTTCATTTAAAAATAAGATATTAATAAGAAAAATTCCTATTTTATATTTTGATGAAATTAAAAAATTTGGAGAAAATGAGATTGATAAAGTTAAAACAGGAACCTATACTTCAATTACAAGGTTTGAGAGTAAAATAGATACATTTGATAATAAATTATCTATTAGATCTAAAAGCAATACTTCATTAATGGTTAGAATTACACCTGACATGATGTTTTTAAATAAAAACTTATTGGATAATAAAATTACATTAGAAAAATGATAGAAACAGGAAAAATAATAAATGGGGATTGTGTTGAGGTAATGAAAACATTACCTGAAGGATGTATTGATTTGGTTGTAACATCACCACCATACGGTGTTGGTATTGATTACGATGTACATGAAGATGATGTCGAATTTGAGGAGTATAAAGTATTTGCAAAAAATTGGTTATCAGAAACATACAGGGTTCTTAAAGATGATGGTAGAATTGCTCTTAATATTCCTTATGAGATTAATAGACAAAAGAAAGGTGGTAGAATTTTCTTTGTGTCTGAGATGTGGCAAATTATGAAAGAGATTGGTTATGGTTTCTTTGGTATTGTTGATTTAGAAGAAGATTCACCACATAGAAGTAAAACAACTGCTTGGGGATCGTGGATGTCACCATCAAGTCCCTACATATACAACCCAAAAGAGTGTGTTATACTTGCGTACAAAAAAAATCATATTAAAAAAATAAAAGGAGAACCACAATGGAAGGGAACGCCAACTGATATTGAACAACCTGACGGAACAATTAAAAAGAAAGTTATCTATGAAGAAACAGATAAAAAAGAATTTATTGAACTTGTTTATGGTCAGTGGAATTATTTTGCCGATACTAAGTCACTTACAAAAGCAACATTCTCTATGGACATCCCAACAAAGGCAATTAAGATATTATCATATAAGAATGATATAATATTGGACCCATTTGCCGGTAGTGGAACAAGTTTAGTTGCTGCGGAAATATTAGGTAGAAGGTGGTTAGGAATAGAACTATCCCCAAACTATACTGAAGTTGCAAAAACAAGAGTTGAGTATTTTAAAACACTTGAAAATATAAGTGAATCATTACAAAAAAACCCATCTTAGTGTGGGTTTTGTTTTTATATGTTATTGATATTTATTTTATATGAAAAAAAGAATAATATCAGAATCGGGTATAAGAGATATAAATAAATTAGCTAAAAGATACAAAAAAGCAAAAATATATTTTCACCAAGATTTAGACGGAGTAACAACTGCAATTGCAATGAAAGAATATTTGGAGAACAACGGTATTAATGTTGTTGATGCTGAAATAATACAATATGGGGATAAAGAGTTTGCAATTAAAAAGTTAGATGCTGAGGGAGACATTATGCCTGTTTTGGTTGATTTTGCTCACGGGAAACCAATGTTTGTTATACACACCGATCACCACGATACACAAGCTGGTGTTGAAAAAGGAACCGCAACTTCTTTTAAAAGTTCAAGATCTAACGTTGAAACTATATCTCAAAGCATATCTGCAAAAGAAATTTTCACACAGGAAGATATTACTTTAATTTCTACTGTAGATTCCGCAAATTTTGCTCAATATAATATATCTGTAGATGATGTTTTAAAATATCTATTTAAAATAGATAAAAACTCAGATATTAAAAGAAACAAAATGTTAATGGGTTTGGTTGCCAATAAATTATTATTAGCATTTAAAAATAAACCAGGGTTTTTAGAAGAATTAGTTTTAGATTGTAAACCTTCGTTACTAAATATCTTATTGAAAATTAAATCAATAATGAAAAGAGAAGGATTTGATAATGAAGAAAAATTAACACAAAATCAACAAGATTATATTCAAAGTATGAATGTTAGTCCTAATGTTAATGTTAGCGGTAACATATTAGTACAGTACGGTGGAGGATATATGACACCACAGGGTTCTTATGATAGATATACACCATTTAAAAATAATCCTGACGCTGACTTTTTAGTTATTGCATGGCCAATGGGACTTGTCCAAGCATCATGTAACCCATATAAAAAAGAAAGAGCCCTTAAAGGTGTTGACTTAGGTGAAATAAAAAATGAGGTTTTAGATGAAATGAACCCAGAACTTGAAAGTATTATAGTGCCAATATCAATTTTAAAAAGAGTTTCAGAACAAAAAGCAACGTTTAAATCGGTTGGTTTTACATTTAAGGATTTTATGGCAATATACGGAAAAAGCCCGTCATTAAAAGTTTTTGGTAAAAAAGAATCTTTATTCCCGATTATAGAAAATATAATGAATAGACCTTATAGGAGTTTAAGTGAAAAACAAAAGGCATTATTAGATAAAATAGTTTTGAATGGTAGAGATATAATAAATGCTAATTCAGGAGGACATAAATGTATTACTAATATCTCTGGTATTAGTTTTTTATATAGAAAAAAAGACGGTTCAGAACAAAAAAGTTATGTTGATTTAACAAAAGAAATACAACAAAAATTTTACGAAATTCTACAAACAAAAATTAATAGCGAAAAATAACCTCATCACCTTCATTTATATTATATTCTTTACAGTGACCTCCAGGAATTTCTAAAACCATATCACCTGACCCTTTATATCTTTCACAATTATTGGTGTTACATGGTTTACAATTATGATGTATGTTTGAAATTATATTATTTTTTATGAATATTATATCCAATGGTATAATACAGTTCTTCATCCAAAAACTATGACTATCATCTTCCATCATAAATAACATACCATCAAACTCATTATCAAACTTTTTATTCATCATACCTTTTGCAATATCTTTATTTGTCATTACAGGTTTGACTGTGTATTTGTTATTATTTATTATTATATCCATATTTATAAATATTGTATTATGGAGGAATTTAAAAGGTATTCGGGTATAGTTGTAAAAAATGGTAATAAAGTTCTTTTGTGTAAAAGATCACCAACAGAGTCTTTACCAAACGAGTGGTCAATACCTTCAGGTAAAATAGAGAATAATGAAACACCAAAAGAGGCTGCATTAAGAGAATTCCATGAAGAAACTAATATAAAAATAAAAGGAGATATAAACATAGTTGACATTTTTAATTTATATAAAAAAGATGGTGAGACAAAAAGAGGGTTGATGTATATTTTTCTACATGATACAAATAAAAATTTAAATCCTGACATTGAATCTGCAAAAGATGGTCACGAACACACAAAATGCGGGTATTTTGGATTAAATGATAACCCAATAAGCGAAAAAAACGGCGAATTTAAAAAAATAATACAAAATATTTTAAAAAAATATTGATTTTACTGTTATTATGTTATATTTATTAAACACAAAAAACATTACACCCTTTCAAAATCAGTAATGGTTTATCGAAATTAAATCCACAAATTAAGTAAAATTTTTTTGTGGATTTTTTTTATTTCATATTTTTTCCGTTATATTTGTAGAAATTAAAACATATGAGATCAATTCCTTTGTACATTGTAGTTAATAGTCACCTAAGTGACTCTCTTATCGAAATGGGTTTTAATCCCGAATTGGCAAGTAAAAGAATTCGTTTTGTAAAAGTGTTAACAAATATGTTCTCTGATCTTAGTCAGAGAATTGAGGAAGATGAATTAAATCGTATTTGGAAAGAAAAAATCAACTAAAAGACATGGGAACTTACATTAACACATTTAAGAAAAAATTTAACAAGAAAGCAACCCTTGACGGACAAGAAGTTGTTGTTGGTAGGGCTACTTTTTTGTGTAAACAAGATTGGTCGGGTAATTATTCACCGGCCGAAAATAGAGAAATGACAAGAGCATATGATTTGACTGAAAACGATCAACCTGATTATATTATATTTGAAGGTGAAACTGTTTTCAAAAACAATAAACGTGGTGTTTGGTCTGATGGATCTGGTTTTTGGTCAGGTATTGATCCCAAAAATGATTTTGTTGGCACATTAAAAAAATCAGGTAAAAAATTTGTTATTGAGAAATAATTCGTATATATTTGTATTATGAATAAAGTCGGTTTCAATATTAGAGTTATGAATGAAAAGTTCGGTGATTTAATCAACGAAACTTTTATGGACCAAGTACAATTTAAACTTTTTTTGAAAATGGTACATGGTTGTGTTGAATTAGGAGAAGACCTTACTTTCTTCAATGGAGATACGTTTTTTGTAAATATACCAAACAAAATTCTTAAAGAATCTGTTATTGTAACTAACGTAAAAGAAATAACAATGACTGAACAAGTTAAGAGTAAAATTGAAGCTCTTGTAACAAAATAGTTTCCTTGTTCTATAAAACAAGGTGGTGGAGAGTTGACAATTCAATGTCGACCCAAATTAAAGGAATCAAATTTTTGGTTCCTTTTTTTGTTTTATAAAAAAAATTATATTATCTTTGTTTTATGAAAGTTAACAAGAGAGAACAATTATTTTTAGACAAACTTGAAAAAGAAGGTGTCGTTTGGAATTTTGATTATATTTTTCTTGAAACTAAAAATAAAAAAGGTCACGACAAGGTTATTGCGTACAAATCTTGGGGTATTGCATATGATTTAATTGAAAAAGGTTTAATTAAAGTAAACCCTGAAAACGCATCAAGTTGGGTTAAGGCTTAAGAATATGGAAAAAGTATTATATATTGTAAGAGGAATACCAGGAAGTGGTAAAAGTACGTTCGCAAAACAATTAACAGCAAATGTGTTTGAGGCTGATCATTATTTTTATGATAATGACGGTAATTATAATTTTGTATCTTCAGAAATAAAAGACGCACATAAAGAATGCCAAGACAATGTTAGAATGGCTATGGAATCATCCACCCCAAAGATTGCGGTATCAAATACTTCAACAGAAGAATGGGAAATGAAGATATATCAACAATTGGCGGAAACATACGGGTATGTGGTATTCTCAGTTATTGTGGAAAATAGACATGAAGGTGTAAACCAACACGGAGTTCCTGAAGATAAATTAGAACAAATGCGTAAAAGATTTCAAATAAAACTATGAGTAGATTAGACAGATTAAAAGAACAACATCCGGATTTGAATATATCATTAATTGATATAATTTCTTATTTAGACCCAACCGATTCGTATAAGTATTTGGATTTTTTGATTAAAAACTTCAAAAGAGACAGTCAGTATTATAGTCCAAATAAAGAGGAGTTCATGGGATATATGGGTGTATTCCTATTTGGTTCTGGTGAGATTGAAACTTTAAATGAATTTGAAAGACATTCAAGAGCAAATAGAATTAAAATTAAAGATATTAGTCAGTATAGTAATTTTTTAGAATTAAACGAATCTGTTGTCCTTGCGCAAGAAATTGAAAACAGAAAAAAACTTGAAAAAGAAATATTAAAGATTCACGAAGATGATACCTGGTTTATTCTAACACCATTAAGTTTTGAAGCGTCACAAGCGTATGGTGCAAACACAAAATGGTGTGTTACACAGGAAAAGTATTGGAATCAATATTTAACAACTCATAGGTTGATTTATGTTTTAAATAAAAAAACGGATACAAAGATTGCTTTCTCAAGAGATTTTTCAAAAGAAAAGTTTCAAGCTTGGGACCAATTAGATAAAGAAGTTGACCCAATGTTTATTAACTTTATTCCGGATGAATTGTTTTTAAAAATTAGAAAAGAATTACAAGAAAATAAAACAACTGGTGATTTAATTGGTTGGGGTGATAATACATCAACTATTAGAAGAATATCGGATTATCCTGAACTTAGAACACCTAGTGATATAGTAGAAGAATCACTTAGAATATGGGGAAGTGCCACAACTAATAGAGATGTAATTGGACCAATAAACAATGATTCAAGAAGTGTGACTTTTTCAGATGGTATGATTGGTAGAATAAGGGAATTAATGAGAAGTAATGATTCTTCACATAGTGTGAATCCGCACCAAACAGTTAGTAATAGTCCAAAAGTAAATTATATTTCAACCTATGACGATTATGCAAGACATTATATAACAAATAATGAAAATTATTTAGATGATTTACCTTAAATATAAAAATTATGAGCTTTAAAAAAATATTAACAACAGGAAAAGTATATATAACTTCAGATACACACTACGGACACAAAAACATTTGTCGAGGCGTGACTAATTGGAGAACACAAGATGGTGAAATTCCCACAGACTCAACTAGAGATTTCCAAACTATAGAACAAATGAACGAAAGAATAATTGATGGTATAAATCATTATGTTGGTCAAGATGACACATTAATTATGTTAGGTGATGTATCATTTGGGGGTTTTGATAATATTGGAATATTCTTAGAAAGATTGGTTTGTCACAATATCCACTTGATATTAGGTAACCACGATCACCACATAGAAAACAATAGGGATTATATTCAAGGTAGGTTTTTGAGTGTCCAACATTACTTGGAAGTTAAAATAAATGATAGAGACTTTGTCTTATGTCATTATCCATTACAGAGCTGGCATGGAATGAACAAAGGAGTTATTCATCTTCACGGACACGTACACTTACCTGAAAACCGTAAATTTGGTAATGGTAAAAAAATGGACGTTGGTGTTGATGGAAACGGAATGGATCCATATAGTATTGATGAAATAATCAAAATAATGGATAAAAGACCTGTTGCGTTTGAAATGAACGGGGATCACCATTTTGACGGATTAGTTGGAGTTGTGGGTTAAATCACAACTCCAATATATTTATATATATGAAAAAAATTATAAGACTTACAGAATCAGATTTGACTCGTATTGTAAAAAAAATAATATCAGAAACTAGTTTGAGTAGAATACATAGACACATAATGCAACACGATTGTGCGGTAATTACCGGATTTAGGAATAAAATGGAAAATTGTGCTTTTGATGTTAAAAATAAAGACGAACTTTTAAAAAGATTTGAAAAAAAAGATAGAAATTTTGTATTAAAAAGGGTTTTACTTAATAGTGGGTATGGTATAACAGATGTTATGGGATCATATGTTGAAAACTATATGACTGATAATGCAATTGAAGTTAAGGAAGAGTCTTTGTTTGTTGTTAACACAATTAATGACCCAAAATTTATTGATTTTATTATTACTTTGGGTAAAGTATATTGTCAAGATTCTGTTTTGATAATTAAAAAAGGTGGTAAAAATAACTTTATGGTTGGTACAAACCATGCAGAATTTCCAGGGTTAGATAAAATTGTAAAACTTGAAGACTTCAAACCTGGGTATGAAGGTGAATTTATGACACGAGTTAATGATAGACCTTTTACGTTGTAACGCTATTTATTATTATGAAAAAAATTATTCTCACAGAAAGACAATTAGATCAATTAAGTAAAAAACTTTTAAGTGAGGCCGTAGGCGTACCAAAAGGTATAATGGAAGCTGGAGAAAAACTATATTACAGAGTTTTAGATCTATTAAAGAGTATTAATTACGAGGCCGAAGATTATGAATTTGAATTAACGGATCAAGAATTAGTAGTTTCTGACCTTACAATAGAAACTATACATGTTTCAGTACATGTTGAGCAGATTGACGAATATGACGGTGAACCCGTAATCGCTTCAATGGGAGTTGCAAACGAATTTCAATTTGACGAAGGAATATTAATGCAAGTAAACGTTAAGAGTAAAGAACTAATGTTATCCATTAATTTTGTTGTTCCTGAAGATTGGCAAGGTAGTGATTTAGCAAAAACTTTATCTTCGGATGAAATACAAAATATATCTGTTATGGCCCATGAGTTAAAACATAGATATGATAGGGATAAGAAAACTCAAGGTCTTGTAGGTGATGTTGCAGATTATCAAGCATATTCATCAGGAAGACTTAGATTTGGAATACCAATAATAGAAAAATTTATGAGATATAGTTATTTCATACAGATGTCAGAAAATTTAGTTAGACCAACAGAGGTGGCAACAAGAATGGTTCAAAAAGGAATAACTAAAGAACAATTTTATGATTTTATGATAAACGATCCTGTTTTTATTGAACTAAAAGAAATACAAAACTTTTCTTTTGATTACTTCATGAATAGTTTATTGAATGAAATGGATAGGATTGATGGACTTATTGAACATACTGGAAATAACCCAAGTACGATGTCAGAAAGTGAAAAAATTCAATTTGTTTTAAGATTAGTGTATCTAAATTTAGCAAATGCTAAAGTAGAGTTTTTTGATAATTATTTTTATTCACACCAAGAAAAACTAGCACAAATGTTTGGAGGAGCTATGATGCAACTTTTTAATAATCAATTCAAACAGAATGAAGAAAAAGAAAAAGTTAGAATAAAATTTATAAATCATGTAACAAAATATCAAAATAAAGAATCACAATTTTTTGTTGATGAATGTGAAAGATTTAATTATGTTGCAACAAAACTTATTAAAAGAATATCAAAAATTTATGCTTTGATTCCTGATGAAAAAGAACAAACAAATGAGTCAATATTAGATTGGGAACTACACCAAAAACTTATGGAAAAAAAGTATGGTAAAAGACCAATCCAAAATTCCTACAATTTCAAAAGATAGTTTGTAAAATTAAAAAACATTTCTTATCTTTGTACCCATGTGGACAACTAAAGAAACTAAAAGGGCATATCGTGGGGTAACAATATGGAAGTTTGAAGGATCAAAAGTTAAAGACTCTTTTAAACGTAGAGACCCACGAACATTCCAAAAAGACGATAACAGATTTACCAAATGGCATTCTTATC